GGTAAGCATTGTTGGATAAGAAATGTACCAAGACTAAATTTATTCATACCATTTGTATATGCTTCTATCTCGGTATCATAAACGCCAACAACGGTTTCATCCTTGATAATAATATATTTGCCGAGATATTTTTTAATTAACTCGTCTCTATTGGTCAAATAATATTGGAATTCTTTGTCTAACGCTATCTTAAATTTTAGTACGCAAATATACAAACAAATCTAAATATACAAAAGTTTAATCGCAAAAAAAACAAATTTTCATGCTGAAATGTTGAGACCATCCCTTATTCTTGCGCCTAGCTGCTACAAATATGAAATGAAGCGGAGTTCGTGGTGCAAAGTATCTACCGACACCAAATAACAATGCGAGGTACACAGCTTACCAACCATTAAAGCGCTTTATTTTATATTTGTTGTTATAAGCCGTATTTGTTTGATTATAAACTAAAAGAAAAAAATATTTTAAAAATAAATACGATTTTTGTTGCATATACTATACATATTGTATAAATTTGCACTCGTAAACTTAATACTTATTAACATGAAAACCTGGAAGTAAGGAATTTATGGAATTAATGACCGATTTTTAGAAATTAATAAAGTCGGGTGCTATATCATCTATCATCTACAAGGTTGGATAAAGAAGAAAAATAATCTTAGCAGAGTGGCTTTTATTACCAAAATGGTGAATTAAATAGTGTTTTTAAAGGTTTTTGTTAGCAAACGTATTTTTATGGGATGTCATACATGGTTTTATAAAAAAATAGCACCTCAACCAACATATAATGAGGTTAAAGAAAATGTATTAAAACATTTAAAAAAGAATATTGATTTTTATGATAGAATGATAATTGGTGATATTGATGCTGATTTATTAGAAGCATATCCTGAATGGACTGCTGAATACGGCATTAAATATAAATCTATTTTAGAACGCCAAATTAAATTTGTCGAAAAAGATTTATGTTATAATGCTTTATATAATAGATATAATAGTGATATAACATCAAAATTAACTATTAACATTAACGGCATTTTATATATTGAAACAGATTATCACGATGTATTTAGAAAATATAATTATCCAACTGATAAATTATTTTCATTAAAAGAAACTTTAGAATATATTGAAAAATATAAAGATGAAATTCATATATATGAAGATACTTTTGAAATATTAGAACAATTCTGGTTAGAATATCCTGACGGTGTTATCACGTTTGGGTGATATGTTTGCTAACGTTCGAGGCTAAGAAACGTAGCCATATACTGCACTTGATATAAAGCACAAACCTTAATTGGCTATGTTTTATACACGTTGTTAGCGGTAGGTTTTTGTAATAACTTTTAAAAATATAAAATGGAAAAAAACAAATTTAAAACACCAAAAATTGATTCTCAAAATGTAATATCATTTACTTGCTCAGATGGTTCAATTAACTCATTACTTAACTTATTAAAAGAATTGAAAAGTTTAGGTGAGATGGGTTGTAGCAGAACTATCAAAATTGATTGGGACGGTGATGGTAGAGATAGAGTTAATCATATTTCAATTAATGGAATGACTTTATCAGAATGGGAGCTTGAATGGAAAAGATTGGGAGATATTAATAATGAACACCAAAACAACAACCAAGATGAAAGCAGTGAGGTTTCTTAAACTTACCGCTAACGGTTTGCTGTAGCATGAGTACGGGAATAAGTACCGATACAATATCCACCGACACATAACTAAATAGAATGCAGTATATCTTAATAACAACTAACACCCGTATTACTGCTACCGTGTGTTAGGTAACGTTTATAATTTTATGAAACCATTAATGTATGTAGCTTTAATTTTATCGGCAATCTATTTTTTAATATCATTGCCTTTTTTAACATTGTTGTGGATTCTTGGAGCTGATTCACCATTTAAAAACTTCACGACAGCATTTAATCGTATTATCTTTTCGAATTACGATTCTTAAATGTTGCCTAAAACATCTTAGAAATATTTTGCAAAAAAATATAATAGCTATTGCTTTTGTTGTTTTTGCATCGTAATATTGCAATATGATAATTAACCAATTCAGCCCTCCGCTCAACACGGTAAAGAGCAGAAACATGAAAACAATAAACTTCAAACAGTACGCAAAAAAAATGCAATTAGCGATTCAATAAATACATTAGGTTCCAACAAAGAAGCTATTTGTGCCTATTATGGTCAATCTTCTGAGTGTACGATAGTAGACTTTTTTTATGCTCAAATAAAAGATGGTGTATTGTACGACTCTACAGACGAGATGGATGAGTACACGATCATCGGGAATATTGCTGATTTAGAAAAACGAATTTGAATCGGCAAGGGTAGAAGTTTTTTCAAGATGGTTTAGTATAGAATTTGATTAAATTAAGGTACAACGGCTCGAAGTGCATAGGTCTTTATAATTGCATTTAACGGTCGGGTATATAAAAAATTGGCTTACTCCGACCTTTCAAGTTACCACAAATGCTGATAGCCAATTTTTTATATTGCGTGTTATCGGCTGCCTTTTATTAATCGAATTTTAAACATAAAAATAATACAATGGAAACAAAATTTAAACTAGCAATTGAAAAATATCAATGTTCTGGATGTATGAATGGAGGTGATATTTCATGTTTTAAACAAAACGAAAATGGTGGCATTGGTTGTGGTGAACACTATGCTGGAACTATGATTTCATCAATCGGTAAAATATTTTTAGGTATGCCAAGAGGTTTTAATAGACTTGGTGAATATACTAAGTTGAAACCTAATATTTACGATACATTTGAAAGTTCTGGATGGAAATACGATATGTGGAATATTCCAGTTTGGAAACATTTATCAAAAGATGGACATACTTTTGTTCGTGGAATTATGCCAAGACGAAACCAACCTTTTATTCAAGTTTTTCTTGAAAATTGCATAGATAAAATAAACTGCCTTGAAATTTCACAGGACGATATTGATGGTATGGACTAAGGTTGCCGATAACTTACTTATACGCTTACCAAATGTACGCATATACTACAGACGTTTTTGCGGTATGTGCCGTACCTGTTCAGAACTATCAAATTACAACGGCTTTAATTGGCAGGGCTTATACACCATGTTAGCACACGTTTATTATGAGAACACGAGGCAAAGGATTAAAAAAAGAAATATGGTTTTCGATATGTAGCAAACACGCCACACATGATGAAAATTGCAATATGTGTAATACTGGTAGTTGGCAAAATGTAATTAAATATAAAATTAGTTCACTTATATATGATTGTTTTCCTTCGCTATGGCGTTGGTGGGTCAATCGTTAAATGTGTGCTAACTTACTTATATGCGTACCTTTCTACAGCAACTAACTAACACTCACCAATTTTTACACACGAAAATGAAAAACAAATACGAGAAAAACGCAAACGGAGTAGAGTATTTAATTGAAACATACCACCCGAACGGGAAGCTGTATTTCCGCTACGAGTGGAACGCCTCTCGCACAAAAACATCTACCATTGAAACGTATTACCCGAACGGTAGATTGAAAACTCGCTACGAGTGGAACTCTGACCAAACTGAAACAGATTTGGTAGAATCATACCACGAGGAATGGAGCTTGAAAACTCGCTTCGAATGGAACGCCTCCCACACCGAAACCTTCCTAGTCGAACGATTCGACGAATATGGCAATCTAACCGAGAAACGAATCTGGAACGAAGACCGCACCGATTTAGATTTAGCACCAGTGCGGTTTAAAATGGAAATAAAAATAAATAACAAAACATATTTTGGTAAGTATAATGAAAATGGTAAATTGATTATACCACTAAATAACGATGAAGATATAATATATTTTCAACAATGGATATCAACAAAAAAGGATGTTATGTTAAAAAGTGATTATGTTAGAAACTTTGATTTTACGAATGGTTATGAAAAAGGAACGTTATGTAATTGCCAACCAATTTTGAGTAAAAACTTAGATTGTGTTGAATTGTTGTATGATTACAATAGCGGACATTTGGAATTACCGTGTTCGTAGTATTGGTGCTAACGTTTGGTGTATGTGCCGTGCCAAACGATAAACTTTCAATCACGGCTAAAACTATCAGGCATGGCATATACACCGTGTTATGCCCCGTTTTTAATTTATTTTATGATCAATTTAAACAAAACAAAGCAGACGAATATTACACAAAGGAATATGCAATAAAACCATTACTGAAATATATTCCAACCGATAAAACTATATGGTGTCCGTTTGACAAACAAGAAAGTAATTTTGTGAAACTATTCCAAGAACGAGGAAACAATGTAATATTTAGCCACATTGAAACTGGACAAGACTTTTTTAAGTATGAACCACGAAATTACGATTATATTGTAAGCAATCCTCCGTATAGTTTAAGAGAATCAATTTTAGAAAGGTTGTTTTTACTTAGAAAACCTTTTGCAATGCTTATAAACGAAGCTGGTTTATTTGATAGCAAAAAAAGGTATGAACTATTAAAAAACAACCGATTTGAAATAATGGTTTTTGATAAGCGTATTGATTATATAAAAGGAGAAGAAATGCTAAAAGGAGTACCGTTTAAAAGTATATTCCTTTGTAGTAATATTCTGTCAACACAATTCGCTTTTGAGGTGCTTTCTTAAATGGGGTATAACTTACTTATATGCGTACCTTTTGTTGCCTAATATAAAGAACAAGTAGTAATGCCAAGTCTAAGCACTGAAAGAAGGTAATATTCACGAAAATAAAAGACCTATTGACAATGTAACAGTGACTAATTTAGATTTAGCACTTAGAATGGTTGGAATATCATTTGATAAAAAAACAATTGGTAAGATTATTGATTTGGTTGAGCTTATAGAGGACAAAGGCGGTTTGGTAAGCATTAAAGATGTTTGTGAATTGCAGTCTGGCTGGGATAAGTTTAATTGCGTATAACGGTTTACGGATATATGAATGTAAAAAATTAATATTTAGAAAGATGATAACAACACAAAATTTAACGGATTTAGGATTTAATGAGATATTTGATATATTCTCTGGTAAACAAGTTTGGGTTTTAGGTGAGGAAGATACTGAAATTTGCGGAAACCTATGTAAATTACCAATACTTTATTACAATATAGAAACCCAAACTTGTAAGGTTGTAAGAGGTGAATTTTGTGTTGTTCAACGAGAATGTAAATCAGAGGTAGAAATTATAAAGTTTATAGAATCTATTAATTTTTTATTTCATATATCCGTTGTTATAAATCGTAAAAAAAACTTTTGAACAAATACTTTCAGAAGCAATTAAGGATTCTTATGATAAGATAAAAGACAATTTAGACCCACCACTTAAAACAAATGTAAATATGAAAACAAAAACTTCAATTTTAGCACTAACTAAGGCATTTTTTATATTGCTTGTTAGCTGCTGTTTATTTTCTTCTTGTTCACATCCAAGAAACGGTGAAATAGTAAGAGATAAAAATGGGAATTATTATGAATTGTCAGACGAAGGATTAATCTCTATGCCAACAAATGCGTATAGATTACATCAAATTGACACAACTAAATATAAGGTAGTTGGTTTTAAATAGCAGCTAACGGTTTGCAGCTATGTATGAAGGAATGACTGTTTTAGATTTTACAATGGGTGCAGGGGCTTCAATGGTTGCTTCTAAAAATCTCAATCGTGAATTCATCGGAATAGAAAAAGAATCTAAATATTATGATATTACAGTTAGTAGGGTGTTCGGAGAGCATTACCGCTAACGGTTGGGTGTATGAAACGTAGCCATGCACAACACTTTATATAAATCATAACCTTAATTGGCTATATTTCATACACGATGTTAGCAGTAGTACGGATTTAAACCACAAATGCTCAATCGAAGAACTGAACCTTTTTCTTTTCTTTTTAGAGTAGTGGGAAAATGTTAAAAAATTATGATAATAGATTTAAGACACGGTGATACAATAGAACAAATGATATTAATACATGATAAAAGTATTGACTTTATTTGTTGTGATTTACCTTATGGGATGACTGCTCCAAATTGGGATAAACATATTGACATAGTTGAACTTTGGAAGCAATACAACCGAATAATAAAGAAAAATGGAACGATTGCTTTATTTGCATCACAACCATTTACAACCAAGATAATATCAAGCAATGAAAAGGATTTCAGTTATTGTTGGTATTGGTTGAAAAATCAAGGAACTAATTTCTTTCATGCTAAAAGGATGCCAATTAGAAAGATTGAAGAAATATGTATTTTCAAAAAAGGTAGATACTATCCACAAATAACAGATGGACATATACCAACGAATAGTGCAAAAGGTTGTAGCAATGGGAAAGCATATCACGGAACTAATACAAGAGATTATGAAGGTGGAAAAACAACAAGGTTTCCAACAAATATTTTAGAGTTTAAATGTGTTGATAATTACAGCAGATTACATAGTTCTGAAAAACCAGTTGACTTGTTAGAATACCTTATTAAAACATATACTGATGAAAATGACTTGGTATTAGATAATACAATGGGGAGTTGTTCAACTGGAATTGCATGTATTAATACCAATAGAAATTTCATTGGAATTGAAAAAGAATTAGAATATTTTTCATCTTCAAAAAAGAGGGTGGAAGAAAAAAGAAAAGAAAAAGAATTTAATATAATAACTTCATTCGGAGATGGAATGTAGTATTACAGCTAACGTTTTGTATATGAAACGAACGGGGATTCGAGGCGGTGGCTTCCCATCGAACCTGAACAGCCGAATAGAGCGAAAACTGTTAAAGCTTGCACTAGCCCCGTTCGTTTTTTATTTATAATAATTAATATTCAATAATATGGAAATATGTATAGATTTTGACGGGACTTGTGTAACTCACGAATTTCCGAAAGTAGGTAAAGACATTGGTGCTATACCAGTTTTAAATAAACTGATTGATGCTGGACATAATTTAATATTGTTTACGATGCGAAGCGATATTGAAGAAGTTTCAAGTAGTGATTACAGAATACATGGGCAAGCTGGTAACTACTTAACCGATGCTGTTAATTGGTTTAAAAAAAACAACATTAAACTTTATGGTATAAACATAAATCCATCGCAAACAACTTGGACGAAAAGCCCAAAGGCATACGGACAATTGTATATCGATGACGCTGCATTGGGATGCCCTTTGCTTTATAATCCTGAGATTTCAGACAAGCCATTTGTTGATTGGGTAAAAGTTGAAGAAATACTCACGGTTACTGGTGTGCTGTCTTAAACTGGCGGCTAACATTGAGTGTATGAGCAGTGGCACTTGTACACATTCAAATTACCGATATCGTTTATGTGCCATTGCTTATACACGGTTTAGGCACAGTAATTTATTTAAAAAATTAATTATGAGAATATTATTAGCGTGTGAAGAAAGCCAAACAGTTTGTAAGGAATTACGTAAACTTGGACACGAGGCATTTAGTTGTGATTTATTGCCTGAAAGTGGAGGGCATCCCGAATGGCATTTACAACAAGATGTAACCGAATTATTGCAACAAAAGTGGGATATGATAATTGCTTTTCCACCTTGCACATATTTAACTGTAACCGGGAATAGGTGGTTTAATATTGAAAGATATGGCGAACAAGCAATACAAAGATACAAAGACCGTGAATTTGCAATTGGTTTTTTTATGATGTTTGCAAATGCTGATTGTGATAAGATTGCAATAGAAAACCCGGTAGGGATAATGAGTACCGAATGGAGAAAGCCTGACCAAATAATAAACCCTTATGAATTTGGCGACCCATTCGAGAAAAAAACTTGCTTATGGTTGAAAGGATTACCAAAACTTATACCAACAAACATAGTTGAACCTCCTAAAAGGACACAATTTGCAAGCGGTAAAAGTATGCCGACATGGTACGCGGATGCTTTCAAATTGCCAAAAGAAGAAAGAGCGAAATTAAGGTCGAAAACTTTTGAAGGAATTGCGAAAGCCATGGCTACGCAGTGGACTTCTTAGTATTGTGCCTAACTGCTGCGTATAAAAAACGTTGCCATTTTGAAACATAAATGTTAAACTTAAAAATAAAACTTGATATGAAATACAAAGTTCAATTAACAGATGAAGCTGGCAATGTTTTTTTATACGATGTTAGCCGTAGTTCTTTTGACGAAGAAAAAACTTTGAATGACTTCATTTTAGAAGCCTTGCAAATTTCAGAAGATAAACGGGAACTTCCAGTAAAAATACAATGCCCAAATGGATTAGAAGTATCACCTTCGATTAAAATGAAGTTTGAAAACTATGGTTCGCCACTACTCGGAGATAAATTAGAAGCAATGTACATCACTTGGCGTTCTTGAATTTTACGGTTAACGGTCGGCAATATGAAACGGTTGCCTTGTAAGACGTTTCAAATTTAGTAATAGCTTGACGGTAACTGTTTTATATTGCGTGTTAGGCACAGTACAGATTATTATTCACAAAATAAAATAGGAGTATATGAAAAAAACAGAAATTATTGGTAAAAATAATATAGGTAAAAATATTTTAATAATTACTGGTGTGCATGGACACAAATTTCGCAAAAATAGATAGAACCGCTCATTCTGACTTTGAAATTTTCAAGACTAGCGCACTTAATCAAACTTTATACGGACATACTCTTAAAGATTGGTCAAAGTTAATTAGTAACTCTGAAACAGACACAATTGACTTAATTAAAGTCCTAATGTAGGTTGAGCTTCAATTTTTTTGAATCTATTAACAGCTAAATCGAAAACACCTGAATCGATTTCTGATGCAAAACTTTTCCGATTAAGACGGTATGCTGCGATTGTTGCCGAGCATAAACCTCCAAAAGGCTCCCATATTATGTCATTTTCATCAGAAGTTGCATTTATTATTAAATCCATAAATTTTAATGGTTTTTGATTCAAATGCAATGCTTTAGCTCCATTTTTTAATCTTTCATTTCCATTTAAAGGTGGCAAATCCCAAACATTGGTAACACCAAAAGAACATTTAAATTTTGACCTCATATTTTCCCATTGTAATTTTGTAAGTGGATTTTCACCATCTATTGAAAAATATGGTTTCCCGCTGTCTCTACCATTTTGATTTGCATATTCAGAGAGTTTTTCAAAAGCATCAGTAGGTGGAAAATACCAAAGATGACAATTGGTAAAATATTTCCTGGTTGCTGCATTTACAACACCACATGCCTCGTTTGTTTTTGATAATGGTAGTCCAGTTCGTTTCCATTCATTTCTTAGCCACTCCTGCATTGTTAGTTTTAAACCAGCAACTTCAAATATTGGTTTTTTGACGTATTGAACACAAACCTCAGAAACAACTGGAAACTTTCTTAATGTTTTTGTGTTTGCATTTCCAGCTACATGTCCTAGTCCTTTATTCCAAACATGACAATTAACGAACTCCCATCCATTTTTTATAAAGAATGGATGTACATTTGCCCAGCCTAGTTCAGTATTCCAAAACCAAAGTGTTGTTATTGGTGTAGCCTTTTCTGTCCATATTTTAATAAAAGGTTCATATATCTCACCCAAATCATCGGGAGACTTAGGGTCTCCAGGAAACCCCCCTATTCCATAAGGACCATCAGATATGATAACTGTTGGTTTCTCCCATGTTTTTGAAACATAAAGAAAATCACCATTATATATTTCGACTCTTCCGTCAGTTGATTTATAAATATTCATTGTTCGTTAATTATAGTGTGCAAATATAAAAGCAAAACTTCAAAAAAACACAAATTTAAAGTATCTTCGAAAGAAAATAGAGATAAAAAAGTACGTATTGTGACACGTAGATTAAACGGGCAAATGCGACAAATCAGTTTAGTGAACAAAAGAACACTTCCAAAGGTGAATTGAAATTTATTTTTTCCCTTGGCATCATGTTTATCTTGAATTGCACTCATTTGATGAAGTTGTCGTCGTACAAGTCAAAATCGCCACCCTTGATGATATACTGCCTTACGAGCTTGTTAGTGTACTCACTCAAACCTCTTTCCCGCATGTACTTTTGGTTTATGTTATTTTAAAATTAAAAGGCGGTTAAGATATTTAACCGCCTTTTGTTTTAGTTGAACGTGTATTCTATTTCCTCGTGTGTTTTGTTCTTGAATATGGTTTCGTGGATGTTGAATATTATGCTGTTCCCGTCGTTAAACCATTTGTTTGTCATTATTATTGCCCTCATCAACTTGGCTGCTTTCTCCTTGTTGAACCTCCTGGTGAACGACATACCTATCGTGTTGGTTTCCGTCATCTTTTCATCCAAGTTGTTGTTCACTTCGTGGATTGATTTCATGTGGTCTGTTTTAGATGGGTTTATGGTTGCTAGTTCTTCAAGTATTGACCCGTATGATGTGTCGTTGTCGTCGACGTACTTGTATATGGTTATGTCGTCGTTACCGCTATCAATTATGATGTATATCGTTTCCTGCGCATGGATGCTGTTGTTCTTGGTGTATATGTTTATGCTGCGCATGTCCTTGTCTATGTGCTCGACCATGTTGTTCATCTTATCGCACATGTAGCATTTAAAGTTGTTGGCTATGTGTTTGAATGCGTGTTCCGGGTTATCCTTTATGTCTTTGAGGATTGTTTTCATCCCCTTGTTATTTATCGTGTGGTGCTTGGTGTTGTAGTACACGTTGTTGGTTATAAGTGTGTTGGTGTTTAGTATGTGGAACATTATCTCCATCATCACGTCGTAATCCTTGTCTGACACGAGTTTCTCTATTTTCTTGCCGTGGTGTTTCATGACGTATTCCTGCCTCTCGACATCGTATAGCTTCTCGTTGTCCTTGTTGGTGAACCACTCGGGGTTAACCTGTGTCTTGTGTACGAACACCTTATTTGCCTTCATCATATTCCTTTATTTTTGTTTAAACAGAATTTAGCACAAATATACTCTTATTTATCTTTTGGTGGTATACGTTGTGTTAAAAAGTTTGATAAATAACAATAAATCCTGCGCGTTTGTCAAGGCTTTCCATCAACTTGAACATAGGTGATGACGGTGTGTTGTCCGGTTCGGGTAATTTCAGGGTGTACTCGACTGTCGAGCCCGTGCAGGATGTTGTTTCGGTGCTGTCGTTGACCGATGATATACTGGATAATGGCAATCCTGCCGCCAATATAAAGAAATATTTCAGGTATTCTACCGACGGTGCAGGTTGGTCAATGTGGTACGCGTTCAACGTGTTCAACGAGGGTGAACCGAGCGTCGTGTCCACCATACCCCTTGCCGGGATGGGTGAACTGTACTTCTCTTTCAAGTACATGTACGACGATGGCACTTCCGATATGCTCACCACGCCGGTGGTTATAGCGTCGGTCACGATGCTGCTATCTGTTGCCCAGAAGCAGGCGCCGATTAAGCTGTCGGCTATAAACGCGCAGGTCAGGTGCACGAGCGAGGTTTGCCCCAAGGTTGTCATAGATAGGAAGCCGTCGTTCAACATGTACGACACCGGCAACATGTTCGACTTGTACAGGTCGATGTCGATGTCCGTGAACGAGATGGCTGGCGTGCAGGTGCTTTACTTCCAGTCTTCGCCCGACCCTTCCGGTACAGATTACGTGTTCCGAGAGTACACGTTGTTCAACATCATGCAGCGAAAGTGCATGAAGGTGGTTCTGAACAACAACGAGATGCCGCAAACCGATTTCAGGTACACCGGTCAGGACATGGATTACGTCGGGCCGATAGAGGTACACGTCGACCGAGGTTACTTCGAGATGATGTTCGGCACGGGCAAGGAGCCCAGGAAGAAGGATATAGTGTACCTCCCTATGCTTAACAGGCTGTACGAGGTGATGGACGTGTCGATGTCTCACGGTTTCATGATGATGCCCACTTTCTGGAAGCTGAACCTCGTCAAGTTCAGGCCTAACATAAACTACATACCTGGTGCAGAGACCAAGTTCCTTGATAATATAGTCCTGACGAGCGACGGGCAGATAGGCAAGGAAGCCAAGGTGCAGGAGTTATCTGCACTGATGCAGCAGCAGTACTCGACTGTATCCGCCGTGTCAGACGAGGCAAGGGGCTTCGTTGACCCGGGCGTGACGTTCGGCGAGGTGGCGTTAAACTTCAACTACACGAGGTTCATAAACTACTTCTACAACTTGTCCGGTGCCGCTTTGCTAGGTGTCGTGTACAAGGATGCTCTAACCGTGTCGCACGGTAACGACATAACAGTGGCGTTTAACTTCAAGCTGAACGTGTCTTCTAACGGTGTGATACCCTTGTTCGTGACCGACGGCACGGATAATTTGTTCTACATATCTCTCGATTACAGTTCGAGGTACAGGACGGGTACGCTTACAGTGTCGTGCAACGGTACCCAGTACACGCTTGACTTGACGGATATGATGCATAGCGTGTGGTATCCTGTTATAGTCAGCGTATCCCCAACGTATGGGCAAGTGGGCATACACGTTTATTTTCTTGTGGGTGATGTCGTGGATATCAACAACGTGTCGTCTATATCGACGTTTGCATCTACCGTAGTTAACGTTGTCGATAAGTCCACCATAACGTTCAACAGCAAGTCCAAGTTGGCGTTGCCCAAGTCCAACGCGTGCGTGTCGAACGTCAGGGTGTTCAACAAGGTCGTGGATGTCGACTCGCACGAGTTCGTGGTGTCGCAGTTGTTCCACAGGGATGAATCGTCTTTAAGGGTGATAGACAATTGCAGGCCCATGGTCGGCACGCCGTTCGTCATGAAAAAATACTAGGACGTGGAAGCAGAGTACAGCAGTAACAACATACAGAGCCCGCTCACGAATACCGATAACGTGTTCTTCAGGAACGCGTCGATAGCGGTGATGCATTACTTGCATTCGAACATAAAGGTCGTGCAGGTCATAGGTGGTAGCGAGGTCGAGTACCCCGTGCCGGTGTTCATGAACAAGGCGCAGGACTCGCAGTTCATGCGCGATTACTTCACGCAGTACAAGGGTAGGTGTAGTGAGGTTAACTTCGTGAACGGCGATTTCGACATGGAGCCTTACGGTATCCTGACCGTGTCGAACATATCGGTCAACACTTCCGCTATGACAAACAGGTTCGTGCGTGGTAATTACGTGGTAGAGGAGAAGGACAAGAATGGTTTCCCGGTCAAGAAGGGGTATTCCGCTATGTTGTTCACGTTGCCGATGGACATAAAGTTCAACCTCGAGTTCAGGACGGACACCAGCATACAGTCGTTCCAGGTCGTGCAGGCGTTGCTTGATTGTGTTTTCAAGAACTCGGTCGTCCATTTCGATTTCAGGGGCACGAGGATACGGTCCGAGTTGATGCTTGACAACGATTACACGCCGGAGAAGAAGATAGAGTTCGCGCGTGCCGATGACCAGTCCGAGAAGGTGAAGACATCGATAGTCCTCACGTGCAATTACCCCGTGTTCGACAAGTCAACCGCTTTGTTCAGGGGTGATATCATCCGCAATTTCAGGCACTACATAAACACAACTGTTGGTGTTGTGGAGGTGGCGGATATGGAAAAATACAATGCCAGATATGATATTAAGTAGCAAGAACTGCCAGTTCGTTTTTTACTTCCCGCCTGATTTCTGGTCTGACAAGATAAAGAAGCAGTACGCATCGTTCTACACGAGCCTCATGTTACCTTACGATAGCATAGACGATTACGTGTTGTCAACGTTGCAGTCCATATCTCTCCCGGGGTGGCAGATAAACGGTTCCGACCAGGTGCGTTACAGGGGTGCGGAGCAGAGGTACAAGGGTTCTGCGCCGGTGAAGGACACCATCGAGAAGAAGATGACGCTGACGTTCAAGATGTCCGAGGGTTTCTCCAACTACATGTTGTTCAGGGATAACGCCATAGAATACCTCGACCACGAAAACAAGGCGCAGTACTACAGCCCGTTCTACCTCGGCTTGTTGAACAACGAGGGTTACCTGATGACGACCGTTTCTTTCAAGAAGGTCGTGATGTCCGGGCAGGGTGACGTTAGCCTCGACTACTCGTCCGTGGACAGCCAGTTCAACAAGTTCACCGTGTCGTTCTTCTACAACGACTGGGACATGGAGAACGTGTTTGACAAGATGATCAACTTGTACGAGACGGTTTGATTTAATATACCATAATAATTGTCGTGTTTGTGTACAACGTATGTATGTTTTTTAGTATATTTGCGTTGTAAACTAATAGATGAACAATATGGTCAAAAAAGATTCGTTTGATGTTGATTTCTTCGAGTTGAGCTTCCTCGTGGAGGCGTGTATCCCACCTACTCCAATCGCAAGGTCGATGTTATGGCATAAGGTAATAAACAAGTTTTTCCACAGCATGTCGTGGAAGGAACGCGACGACTTGCTATCATGGATAAAGATGAACGGTCCGTTCAAGGATGGTTTGGAATCGGGTAACGCCGATTGCTTGCTTTTCAACGACAGGTTCGACAAGGACAACCAGTACAAGGTGGTCGTGTCATACGACGGTGGTCATGACGAGTACGAGTGCTTCATGCATAAAGACATGTACATGATTAATTCCACCACGTCGATAATCAACGAGTACATAGTGTCGAAGGCACGCATGGAGATTGATGTCGATTCTTCTAGTTATGTAAACAGGGATGTGTAACCCTCAACCCCATTTGATATGTCTAGTTTCGGTAAGGAAAAGTACAACATAAAGTATGATTTGTACTTACACAGCGGTGTGCTTAAATGCAAGGAGATGATAGTGTCCAACTGCATGGGCGAGTTGCACGCCAAGGTTAAGCTCGTTGATTATCTGAAGTCGAAGTACAGCGATTACAAGGATATAGTCGTGTGTTCTTGTGGTGTGCACGATGATGTGCTTAGCGATTTCACAGACTGGTTCGGCGACGGCAGTTCCAATCCTTTTTCTAACTTCAAGTGATGTGATTAAAGTAATGTATATGAGTAGACTGTTAACTTATTCTGAATGTAAATCCTTGTGTAAAGATAATAACGTTAGGTGTGGGCGTGATTATTACACGCTCCGTAGCAAGTTAATCGAACGTGGTGATGTTGTTAGTATGCCGTACACTCCTAATAGGACGTATGCTTCTGATTGGGTGTCGTGGGGTGATTTCCTGGATAAGAATGCACCGTCGAAAGTGTTATTAACTTATCCTGAATGTAAATCCTTGTGTAAGGCTAATAATGTCTGTAGCGAGGTAGATTACCGTATGTTTCGCGCTAAATTGATTAAGCGTGGTGCTTGTAATATACCGTGTAACCCAAACCATGTATATGCTTCCGATTGGGTGTCGTGGGATGATTTCCTCGATAAGAAATATGTTTTGCCTGAAAAGGTAAATAATGTTGTCAAAACGGCAAGTGTCAAGCCTGATGTTATTTCCACGCCATACATGTCATACACTGAGCTGAAGGGTATTTGTGCTAGTAAGAGTATATCAGATATAGATGCCCTTAACTACTACATCGTGTGTTGTGGTGATGGTACCATACCGAGGGATGTTGAATCGACGTATACTTCTGATGGTACTTGGGTCAGCTTCGATGATTTGTTCTCTTGTACGAGCAATGTTGTTAAAGGTGATACTACCGTGCAGCAGGTGTGTAAGCCTGTTGTTAAGCAGAGTATACCTGCGAATAACACACCTGCGAATAACACACCTGCGAATAACACACCCGCGAATAACACACACGTGAAGAACACGACACCATGTGTAAAAGTTACGGATAGTGGTATTGTTGATACCAGGATAGACCTGCTTATAGAGCAGAATGCTAAGTTGATTGATGTTGTGTCTAAGCTTGTTAATTTAAATTTCACGAAGGATGAAGCATAAGGATAGGGTTCTCGAGATTCTCGATTCTCTCGGTGGTGCTGGTAGCGTTAACGTTGATGCCAGTTCGGTACAGGATGAAGTAAAATCACAAACCAGTGAATCCGGGACTAGCGGTGGCATCGAGTTGTTCGATATACACAACGGTGTTATTGAGTTCAGGTCTGGTGGTAGCGGTTCAAATGTCGTGAAGACGTATGTTATCCCTAATTACATGATAGGTAGTAACTCCAGTGTTGATGTATCGTACAACGTGTTCACGGTCGCGTACAACACTGTCGAGAGGAAGACGGTTAGTAACTTCTCTATGTACACGAAAGATAAACTCAAGTCGTACCTTGGTATAGACATTGATTATGTTATTTCCGAGAACTTGGGCAAGATGACCATAACGGCCGACCAGGCGTGTGTTGTGGCGAGTGTTATATCATCGCACGTCAACATAATCCGTGCTGCGTGTACCAGCGAGGATGCGTTGTACAGCGTCTTGTTCGACATGATGTCGGCGTTGTTCAAGGAAGGTGACGCTTGATTTTGCCGTGCTGATTAATTTTATCCACTATGGGTGATGTGTCTTATTTGGATGGTTTCGTAAGGGAGGTTGTCGTGAATAGGTTCAGCGGTGAATCGTTCAAGCACGTGGTTGAGACGACTTCTAGGGGGTTAAGGTTCCACTGCCCGTATTGCGGTGACACGTACACCGTGAACAAGATGCCACGCGGTAACTTGTACGTATCCAAGAAGTGGTACAAGTGCTTCAACGACGGTTGCTTCAAGTCGATACCGCTTGAGAAGTTCATATTCGATTTCGCGACCGAGTACGACATAGATATAACCGATATAGACTTGTCGGAGATACAGAGGGATGAGCTATCGTCGCCGTCGCGGTACTCGTCGCTTGTTATCACGAAGGATAACACGATGTACGATTACTTCGACGACATGGGTTACTTGAGCATGATGCCGTCGGTGGAACACGTCGCGTGGGTTCTAGGCTTGGTTGATATAATGTCCATACCTCAAGCATCGAAGGTGCGTGCTTACCTTGACCGCAGGTGTGCTTACTCCATACCCGGTATAAACAAGAGGGTGTATTCGGATGCTTTGGACACGTCTATATTCATAATGAACGTGGATGATTTGAGTGGGAAGGTGTTGTCGTACGCGACGAGGGATATAAGCAAGAAGCAGTACTACATAAAGCCGTTCTCCGAGCTACTGAAGATATACGACGGCTCGGCTTTATCTAGTGATGATGTTGCCTTTTTAGACAACATGAGTTCTTACTTCAATATCCTCAACGTCGATATGTCGGTCGATGTAAATGTTACCGAGGGTCAGTTCGACTCGTTGTTCGTCAGGAATTGCTACGCGTTGCAGGGCGTGTCCAAGTTGTCGATAGTCCAGAAGCAGATGAAGGGTGTCAAACACAACACGCTTTTCGACAAGGACGATGGTGGTTATAACGGCACGATGAAGACGATAGGCAAGAGCGGGTTCTTGATGTGGACTCTGCTTATCGATGTCGTGAAGAAGACGTACTGCAAGAGTGTCGGCGATATCGTCGATTTGAACAAGGTTCACGATGTCAACGAGCTGTTCGTTTTCATGCACGCTAGGTCCGGTGGCGCGCTAACGTATGACTCGTTCAACGACTTCCTTTTCAAGTACGTGTCGGATAACGAGTACGACGTGTTCTTCCTGTGATTTGATGTTAAAAAATATATTGCGGCGTGATTTTAGATTACAGGGATATAAAACCGTTCGAGGGTATACAGAAAAGGGATAGGTCTCTAAGACCACCTCGTGGTTTCAGGGGGCTTATGCCGATGTATAAGGATGATGTTGAACTGGAGATACTGGCTTGTTTCTTCAGGGATATGAACAGGTGCAACAGCACAGAAGGTAGGTTGGAGATGTTGAGTAAATACATCGGAATGCGCGAGGTGGAGAAGGCTATATCGTTCGTGTTCGACCCGCATAAGTTCTCGCATAGTAGCGGGTGCGCCATAATACGGAACCCGTTCATATTCAAGTTCCAGACGCACAACGTTATAATAGGTGACGTGTACGAGTACATGGAGTATTGCAGGACTAGCGATAGCTCCATATTGAAGTTGCTCAATATAGGCGGCAACTTCCTCATAAGGCGTCCCAGGTTCTTGAGCGTGTTGATAGGTATAATCGACAAGACTATGCGCATCGGGCTTGATTCCGACCAGATACGCTCCGTCTTCGGTGAAAGTATCATACCTATGATGAAGTTCAGGCACCAGGTGCATGTTTCCCACGTGTACAATGTCGGTAGCAGCGGTTCCTGGTATGCCGCGCCGTGCCCCGCCGGCGAGATAGTGTACGTCGTGTACGATAATATGAACGAGGTGCACATAATGAACAAGAAGGGTAGGGAATTCGTGTACTTGCCGATGATAACGAGGTGGATAACAGATTTACGCGTAAGGAACGTTGTCTTGCAGTGCGTCCTGACCGTGCTGGATGTTGATTGCACGAACAAAGAGAGCGGGGTTGATGACCCGGTGCACTGGTCCGAAGTATACATGTACTACAGGAACATACGGATGGTTATAGACAACAACCACAAGCATTACCACCTCGTGGCTTTCGATATGATTACCTTGGACGAGTACAACGCTGGGTTTTCATCCAGGTTGTACAGCGAGAGGTTCGAGATGTTGAAGTCGGCGTACCAGGAGTATAGACCAACGAGGATGTCCGTGTTGAAGATGAAGGATATAGGTGATATAAAAAACATGCAGTCGGTCGTTGATGAGGCGTTGATGCTGCCTATATGCACCAGGCAGCAGCTGTTGTTCGTGGAGAACTGCGGTTACGATTACACGGCGACGCAGTTGTTGTACGATAACATAGACGAGGTCGACGTGGTCGAAGTCATATCGGGCAACAGGAACTACCTTCTCAGGGATAGGCACAAGAAGCCTCTTGACAAGAGGGTTTTACCCGATTCGATGGATATGCTGGATAACGAGTCGATCGTCAAGTTGATGGTGGGTAATAAAACTGACCCACACGAGATAGACGATGGGTGGGAAACAAGGGTTATTGATAAGAGGCCGTCCGTCATTCGTGGTGACGGGTGGGGTGTTTACGTAAAGTACAAGTGATGGTATATTAATTCTGTATAAATAACATAAATTGATGTTTTTTAGATGGGTATCGTAGATAGCATAAGGGGTGTCAAGTACATAAACAGCAACTCCATCCAGTCGATAACGAGCGTTTCGAACGATAACTTCAAGAGGTTATCGGAATCTTTGTACAAGTTCCTTACCGACTTGAATTACTCTGAGGCGAGCAACTCTTTGTCGGCGGGTTCGCTATCGACGGGTACTTTATCCGTATCGTCGTTGATTAGCATAGTTAACAACGGTTCCAAGATGTTCGAGGTAAGTGCCAACGGGTACGTGTACTCCAAGAAGATAACAGCGGATGATTCCGTCGATACATCGTTGCTGCGGTTGATGGAGAAGGCTTTACCCCTTAGAGCCAAGGCTGGTGAGATTGCTTTCGGCAGGGTCAATTCAAATTCGGGTCTTGATTTCTGGGGTTGTGTCCCCGATGTCGGCTGGGTATCCCTGACGCGTGATTCCGGTTATTCCCCGGGTGGCCCGACTAGTTCGCCAACGTTGGCGCCTGCTTGGTCTGGTGTCGTTGAGTCTAGGATAACAGCGTTGCCTAACAGCCCGGTAGATGGCGATATATATCTTGTTGCCCACATAACCGATGCTAATAATCCAATGCGCCAGTACTCTGACAGGCTGGTGCAATATATCGACAATGGTTGGTCGTACTTCGACGCGGATGACGGTAGCCACGTCGTCGTTAAGGGTGAAGGTGGTGCTATATACATGGCTAACGTCAGCGGTTCTACTACGACGTGGGTAAAGGAGTCTAAATCCGTATCGCTTGGTCCTGATGAGAATTCTGACACGATACCGTACACAAACGGGTTGTACACTGATTTCACCACGGCTACCACCGTGGGTACTGCCGTGGACAGGTTCAACATAACGCTGAAGCAGATTTACGATGGTGGTATCTTGCCGTTGAAGCACATCATGGGTGTTGCCCACACTAAGAAGGGTAGGGCTTATTATGACGAGACCACATCAGTGAAGTTGAACGTGTCGGCTGGCTCGGTGTTCGTCGATGATATACCGACCAATGCCACCATATCGACCACGCCGAGCGGTCGCAAGCAACTCGCTATAAAGATAAAGGCTGACCTCGTTCCTATCGCTGGCACTGGTTATGTAGAGAATAGCGTGGAGGTTAAACACCACGCTTTCCAAGCTAAATGGACAACACCGCTACCTGATTACTCGGCTATAGATATAGTATTGCAGAACTCCGTCGTTGCCGGTGGTAATATATTCAACTGCATATCCCCCGCGTTCGGTTCTGGGTACAAGGTGAAGGTGTACGATGCAGCGGGTGTTGGGATAGCTGCTAGTGCGACGAACGGGTGGTTGTTCCAGTACAACGCGGGTATATTGTACCAGGTTGATTCGTCGACGGCTACTGTCCCTAGGTACATAGAGTTGTATTACTATAACGGTGAGCTGCTATCAACCACGTTGTCCAATTACATGCTGCTTGCCGTGAATGACAAGTACATGACCCCTAAGTTCAATGTTACTGGTGATAACGGTAATACCGGGTTAAGCTTATCCGATACACCCAGGAAGGGTAGCGCGATAATGGTGTTCGTGAACGGCGCGTACATACCTGTCGGTAACGGTGATAAGAATCTACCGTGTTATTTCAGCGGCGATAACGGCGTGACATCAAAGTTCTTCAACGATGTTATCCTCGGTGATAAGCTGTTCTGGAACACATCCAAGACCGGGTTTAACTTGTTAAAAACGCAACACAAGGTATCGTTTGAGTACCTGACACCAACGAATGAGGCGACACAGCAAATAGACCAGAACATATTACCTTTCGGTATATTCGTTGTTGGTGATACTAACGGTCTGGAGGCTGGTGATTTCGTGAATATATACACTAATAATGGCGAGGTAAATGTCAGGAGGGCTGACGCGTCCCTGGGGCATGTGGCGCACGGGTACGTGCTGCTTGATTCATCTGACGGTAGCAACTCGAAGGTATATTATTCTGGTACCAACGACAAGATAGTTCTCACCGATGTCGATTTCGATGTTGATGCGGATATTGATGCTGATGATACCGATTTAAACCTTGGGCACTCTGTGTTCCTCGGTGTTGAAGGTAAGGTCTCTTACGTGCCTATTGATCTTGATGATTATACTCAAACTGATATAAATGGTGTCGTGACTATAATAGCTGGCAAGAAGCCGATGATACAGAACCTTGGGTATGTCATAAATATAACGGGTACTGGTGTCGACAGGGCGTTCAAGATGAACGTCGAGTTGATGGACAGCATAGAACTCCTTTTAGAATAAATTTAGTTATCGAGGTTGTGTTTTGACCCGGGCGTGTATTTCAACACGACCGGGTTTTTATTATCTGTGTATTATGTTTGAATAAATACAAGTAGAACCATACGTGGGTTAAAATAAAATCGTATATGGCAACTGGTGGGTTGAAGATAACGGATCAAGGTCAGAGGCAGAAAGGTTCTGCCATATCATATGCTGTTGAGGCTGATGTAAAGGATAAGTCTACTGTTGATAATAAAGCGACATCGCCAAAATCTTTGCAGCCTATATGGGACATGATGTTCAAGATAGCACCAAAACCACCTGTTGATTTGAGCCAAACTTATTTGGTTATTGCTAGTCCATCTGTTTCATATAACGCCAGACGCGCGTCAATGGGTGCTATTACTCTTGATTTATGTACCGATTATACAACGCCAAAATTACAAACGTTCCATAAATTTATGGATGGTGATTCCGGTACTCTTACGTGTTTTGTTAAGAATTTTGGTGGATCATATTCGTATGTGAATAAAGGAACTAAGGATTTATCAACTTATAGTGATGTTAGTTCTAATGGCTGGTTGAATATAACCGAAGATAGCGACCCGTATTTAGGTCTTCCGGGTGCTGGTATATACAAGCAGTTGCTGGCTAATATAACACCGACAGTGGGGCAAGAACAAGCTGTTGGTGGATATAATGCAAAAATGGTACATTCGGGTACTGGTGAAACACAGGCGTTGGAATATTGGGTTGATGATCCACAAGCTACTTCCATCTCTGATATTTCCGCTACACCACCAGAGATGACATCTTATATATCTGGTGTTAAAACTTTAGTCAGTGGTCAGGTAATACAGGTTACTTATACTGTTTCTAACGCTGTTAGAACACATTATAACGCTACACAAGTAGGTATTATATCGTCATTACTTAATTGGTCTACGACTAATCCATCACAAAACCCATCAACTGTTCCTACAAATGGTGCTTCTTTGACATTCACTGATGTTGGGTTAGCAGTTGGTGCATCCAAGTATTTTGAAAGTATGAAGTACTCGATACAGACGTATAATTCAAAAGGTGTATCGACTCCATCCAGTGTTCAAACCGTTCCGAATGTAAGGGTGGATGGGGTATCTACTGGTCCGAATAGGGTGACTGTTGGTTCTATAACTACTGATGGTTATCCTTCGGGTTACGGTGGTGTTTATGACAACATTGAGAGTTTGCTTACGGGTAATTATGTTAATGAATTGCAGCTATGTGGTGGTGAATATTTGTATCCACATGTTGATTACTCGTCATATGGTGGTAGCCCAAATTATTCCACGTGTACTGGAACGCGTGGTATCATGTATAAATATCCATCTACTGTAGCTTGCAAGGGATTCTACATAACATTAAGTGGTGGAAATACTGGTACCGGTGCTTGGACGGCTAATGGTTCCGCTGTGACATCCTATGTATCAATTTACATTAAGATTGATGGTGTTACGGGGTGGCTCGATGCCAATGCCGCTTTTTCGTCGGGTAATCCAGTATCGAATGGTGCCGCATGTATGGTATCTGGTAATAGCACTGCTATTAGTAAATGCTGTACTCTTGGTACACTACTTAGGACAGGCACGTTATATGTTTATATATCTTTACCGTACAATAGTCCCAAAACTTTCAGTCAAACTATAACCATAGATAGGTTTAATGATTAATAAAAAATATTTTATTTTGAATGGCTAATATATCGACGGCGAGACAGGCTGATTTACTATATAAGGTGTTGAAAGGTAAGTCACAGACTAACCTTAACTCACCGACTTACGAGGAGAATTACACTACATTCCCGAGGGTTCTCTCGAAGCAAGTGTGGATACAATCATCTGAGATACCAAGTACTGCACCGACTCTTTCCGATAAAGGATTATCGGGTGTAGTATCATATCATGAAAACGTGGAGTTGTTTAAAGTAGATGGTTCTGGTGGTTATAGCTGGATAGATCCTATGGGTACTCTAAAGGACATGATAGACTATGAGCGGTTTGGTAATTCATACATACATACGCTGACTGCCGATGGTTCTCCCATCACTCCAAGCATTGGTAATAATGTTGTTGATGGTGATGCAGGTATAGTAACTTTTGACAGACTACCTGGTGTAACTGTTTATAACACGTTAACGATAACATTCTACAAGTACATTGGTCGCAAGGGTAATGTGTTAGACCTATTCGGCGCTGATGGTAAATACAAGGTCAACGGGCAGGTAGAATCCCTTTTCAACAGCGGGTTGGATTCTGGTATTATTTCGGACATTGGTGTTAAATGGAGTCCATCGGTTTTTAACACCAATAGTGGGTTTTGCTCATTTTCCAAAGCGTGTTACCTTGGCAACGGTGTTGTTGTCGTATCAACATACAACGGTACGAATGTTTCTATATTCAGGTCGATAGATTCCGGTAAGAATTTTAATTACATATGTAAATTATATGAATCTGATTTAACAGGTGAATATAATTTGTTGGGTAGAGCAATGGTATGTACTACTAATAGTGTTTTATTGTGTGGGACATATCAATTTTCAAATGATACTAACGGTAAAATATTCAGGTCAATTAATGGTGGGTTAACGTGGGGTGAAGTAACATTACCTCCTTTTACCGATTGTTCATTCATTCTTGATATCGGTGGTGGTGTAGTGGTTGCCGCTATTAGGCGCGAGACAACATCAACATCAACTATATTGTATTCTAGTGATGATGGTGGTACATGGAGTAACCAGGGTATTGATATGTTCGGTGTTGGTGTTGTTGCTTATATGGCATACGCTGGTGGTTCTAGTTTATTAGTTTGTGTTGGTAATAAATTATTATCTGTTGATATTGAATTATTATCCGGTGGTACTCTTTCTTCCACCGAGTTATATAATTTCGGTGTTGGTGTATCAAGTGTGAATTATTGTGGTGGTGGGATATGTGTTGTTGGTTTAACTAACGGTAGTGTATACAGGTCTAGTGGTGGGGATTATACCAAATTTAATTTAATAGCTACATCATCTGGTATTTTCTCTACTTCTGGGGTATATATATATTCTTTGAAATATGCGGGTAATGGTATAATTATAGCTTGTGGTGGTGGTGTAACTCCAAACACACATGTTTCCATATCTAAAGATATGGGTTTAACGTGGAGAAATGTATATACTAGGTCTGATGATTATTGTTTGGATTCATTATACGTAGATGGTGACATCTTAGTATTTGGTGGCAACAAACCTGATATTCTAATAACACCAGCACCGTACATAGCTAGGTCGTCAGTCAAGAGAGTTGAAAGGTCTTACCGCTACGATGATATAATTGAAGTTGATTTAGCAGCTACTACAGCCCTTCCTGCATGTGCATATTCGTCTAATTATAAGAAGATAACGGCTAATGCTAACGGGGAGCTTACTTTGGATGGTATCTCGGTTTCAAATTCGCACAAGTTGCTTATCAATGGGCAAACAGATAAGAAGCAAAATGGGGTATATGTTGTTTTATCACCAGGTTCACCATCTTCAAAGTTTGTATTATTGCGTGCCGATGAGTTCGTCGATGCTCTTGATTTTAGTAAACGAGATGTCATGAACCATGGCAAGAGGTTCATAGTTATGGTTGGTAACGGGACTGCTAATGCTAATACCGCTTGGTTCATAAAGAACGTCGGTGGTGTTGTTCCGACTATAGATGATGTTACGAGTGGTGATATAGAGTTCGTGCAAGTTGGTTCTGGTAGTGGTTCTGGTAGTGGTAGTGGCGGTTCTGGTAGCGGGGTTTACTGGGTTGATACTATTGCTAATTTGCAAGCATTAACAACACATAATAATGGTGACACATCATTCGTGTATGACTATAATACCGGACAGGTTGCTTCGTATGCTTATGATTCTTCATCTGCTGTTGCTGATGATTCTAGTAGTACTAAAACGACCATTAAACCAACAGATGTTACTGGTGATGGTAGATGGTTACGTAAAGAAATATTCTCATCTAGTGACCATACCCACGCATACTCGCCTATCGACCATACCCACGCATACTCGCCTATCGGTCATATCCACACATACTTACCTAGTGACCACTCATACTCGTTAAGCGACATATTGGCTAATGGTACTGCTGCATCGAATAAAATAACAGCACTTGATCCCGGAACAAATGCTACAGATGCAGTGAATAAAAATCAGATGGAAACATATGCTGATAGATACAAATCTAATGGCACTACTGGTGAAATACAATATGCGTCTGGTACCAATAATGGGTTTTCGTCGTCATCGTCGTTGAAATATACCAGTAGTAGACTTGGTGTTGTAAGTTCTGGTACTGCTGATCCAAAATCAACACTTGATGTCAATGGTTCTGTTGGCATGGGTGTTTCGGTTAAAAGTGACAATGCCAATTTGGATTTAAGTTCTGATAATTCACACCATACTATCATATTCAATAATGCAACATCTGATATAACGGTTACTTTACCAACAGCATCGGGTGTTGCTAGGCGTGAATACAGATTTTTTAATACGGGTAGTAAATATGTGACTATATCAGGACTAAGCAATTATGTACTTTGTCCTGGTCATACTATAGATGTTATATCAGATGGTACTAGTTGGTATAAAACATCAACAACGAATATAAGTGATTCTATAACTACTGTTACCCTTACAACTGGATCCCCGCCGTTGGATTTAAATTACTACACTACCAAGGTGTCTATAGATTCTACTTATGTAGCAACGTCAATAACTCCTTCATATAGTGGTACTGTTCCTGATTACGGCGAACGCGTGATGATAATAACGAACAACAATGCGGCAAACAAGACTATTTCTTTGCCTTCTAACAGGTATAGCCCGACTAAAAACTATTATTACACGGTGGAATCAATCATACTCCAACCCGGGTACACCGCCGAGTTGCACTACGCGTTCTTCAGCGACAGCATAAGGATAGTGATGCAGGAATTCTTCTACAACAAAACGGCGTAATTGCCTCGTGTTTAAAAATACCATGATATGAAGCACATAATATTATACTGGACGGTACACACCATGGATGAATCCGCGTTATCGTCGCACAAGATCGTCACCACTTATACGGGCGATGGTGTGTACGTGTTGTCGGATGAGCAGGTGGCGTATTACACGAGCAACCCGTCGTCCACCATCGACGAGGTCATCAACATGCGACCCACGCCTGTACCAACGCCGGTCGTTTACGTGAGCGTGTTCGACGGTAATGTTGACCCGCAGGTTGCTTACACAGTCGAGGATAGGCACGGCGTGTTGTATTACGTGTTCAACAGTGTACCGTCTAATGTGCAGGTTTACAAGTCTTTTTACAGTGAAGGTGAATACAACACGTGGTTGTCGAGGGTTATAGATATAGTTTCGGTTTATTACGACTGGAACAACAGCACGGCGTTTATAAAGTGCGATGACGGTAGGACGTACACGACGCCGTGTGATTCGTCGTGGACGGACTACACTTGCGAGAATTATATCAATGGTGTGCAGTTCGAGGATAACCCGGTCATAGTCATCCCCACGGAGATGGCAGGGTTCCTTTCCAACAGTGGTTACACGGTGAAGAAGATATGTTATTCCGACGTGTTCAACTACACGTGTTCCACGGTGCAGATAAACGGTATAGAGGTCGTCGACTCGTTCGTGCAGTTATGCCCCATCGACTTCAACTCGTTCGATGCCGGGGATGCCGAGATTATAGAAACCTTGCGGTCGCAGTGGAACGCGAACAACCCCGGCAGGGTATTACCGGAGACTATAATGTTCACTAGCAGGTACTCGATGTTCAAGTATTTTAATGCACCTGTGGATAATGTTGTCCCCGTGTAGCGCGTTACACTTGAAAATATTATTGTTGATGCCAGATTTGAAGAATTTACACCTTGTTGAGCTCGATGCTGTCATATCGTCGTTCTCGGGTAAGAAAGTGCCGTTCTCGATGTCTATAGCCAAGAACGCCAAGATAGTTAAGTCTTATATAGACGCGTACAACGAGGATAGGCTCGCCATCATCAACAAGTTCGCTATGACGACGAGCGATGGTTCGTACCTTGGTGTCGAGAGGGATGGTGTACGTGTTCAGGAGCCGAATAACCTTAACGATATAATGTTCACCGACAGGGACGCGTTGATGGTTGAACTTGTAGCGTTGGACAACGCGCGAATCGGCGTGTGTTTATCTGTCATAGACATAAACAAGGAGTACTTCGATTCATCCGCATTGAAGATGATGACTATATCGGAGTTCATAGACGCCAACATAGAACCTAACCTCGTTTCATCAATGGATTCGCTTGGTTTGATAACCATATAAACAACGCACAACATTGGCAACGACCGATAACAAGGACAAGAAGTTGAAGGATGAACTAGCCGCGCTCATGGGCGGCTTGTCTCCCACATCACCGCATGTTAAACACGCTGACGATGCCGGGGTGCTGGCACAGAAGGAAGAAGCGTTGGTAGCACAGCAGCAGAGCATCATATCCGAACGCAAGAGGAAGGAGATGAACGCGCTCGACGTTAAGTTCAAGGCGCAAGCTCGCGGTGTCATAGAGTCGATGTACGACTTCTACCTCGATATGGGTGTCATAGACAAACCCGATTACCTAGAGCGCAGGAAGGCTATAGACGGTCTCGGTTTGTCCAGCATATTCTTGCAGTTGAAGCAGACCAAGGAGGTTCTAAACACAGTCGTTGACCAGATAAATTCAGGCAACGTGCAGCCCAGAATGATAGAGGCGTACACCACGATAAACGGTCAGTTCTCGGAGCTGATACGCAACCAGGCGAATTACCTGCTGTTCTTGGAGGAATCTTACAAGAAGTCAAAGAGCGAGGTTTCCGTGTACAACATGAACAAGCCGAGTGGCGGCGGTGGCGGTCAGGTGTACATAGAGTCTGATTCCGATTTCTACGTCACCGCCGATGTGACCAAGCTCGTGGAGGAGATTAAGAACAACTCGCCTGTGACTTATGAGGAGGCTAAGGGCGGTAGGGTAGAGTACATGAAGAAGTACGATGATGTCAAGTCGTACATCGACCCGAACAACAAGTCAGTGTTGCTCGAGACCGTCGATGTTGATCCCACCATCATAGAGGATGACGGCTCCAGCAACATGTACGGTGACTTGCTAGACATGATCTAGTTTTAAAAATCATTTTGGTTTGAAGGATTATTTGTCTAAGGGTGGTAGTTTCACCAGCATCAACTTGTCGGAGGTTAGTTCTAGCGTTGGTGGTGATGAGGCAGTCGATAGCACCATATGGTCGACGGAGAAGATTGACAAGATAATACGCGATTATCAGGATGGACTCGTTGACTTGAACAAGATATCGTGCAGCCCGTTCTTGGGGAACAACACCAAGCTGCGCAAGCCGAGGATAAACTTCTCGTACACGAAGCACGAGATGGACGAGTTGCGTAAGTGCGCTGCTGACCCGTTGTACTTCGCCGGCAAGTACTGCAAGATGTTCACGGAGGACGGGTATAAAGAGGTTAAGTTAAGGGATTACCAGCTGGGTTTGATAGAGGGTATAAACTCGCACAGGAACAACATAGTGCTGGCTTCACGGCAGTGCGGCAAGACGACTACTACCTCCATTTACATCCTGTGGTACATTATCTTCAACAAGGAGAAGAACGTCCTTATCCTCGGTGATATAGCCGAGACGACAAAGGAGATCATAGACAAGTTGAAGAACATATTGGACAACCTGCCGTTCTTCATGAAGCCGGGGATTTCAATCAACAACGTGCAGTCGATGAAGTTCGAGAACGGTTGCCGGATAATTGGCAGGGCGACTACGAAGAAGGCAGCGATCGGGTTATCTATAAACCTGTTGTTTCTCGATGAGTTCGCACACATCAACGCCTCGTTCGCCAACTTCTTCTTCCGTTCGGTTTACCCGACCATTTCCGGTACGCCAAACAGCAAGATAGTGGTGACGTCAACGCCTAACGGCATGAACAAGTTCTACGAGCTGTGGAAGGATGCCGTAGAGGGTAAGAGTTCGTTCAATCCGATGCGTGTCGACTGGTGGCAGGTTCCGGGCAGGGACGAGGCTTGGAAGCAGTCCACTATCGCCGACATGGGTTCGATAGAGGATTTCAACCAGGAGTTCGGGTTGCAGTTCTTCAAGGGTGATAACCTGTTGTTGAACTCGTCTGAGATAAAGAAGTTCAGCGAGATACGTTCTGATTTCTCGGTTAGGGATGTGCCTTGCTTGCACATGTTCAGGACGTACTACGAGAACCGGGAGAAGGTGAGCAAGACCGACGACATGTCTTGTTTCGCCTCGTGGCACAAGTCGTTCTTGAAGAACTCGTTCCCCGTTGATTCGCCGGACTTGAAGAAGTGCAAGGATTACTTCGTGTTCACGATTGATACCGCCAAGGGTGTCGGTAAGGATTACCACGTGCTGAACATATTCAAGGTGTCGTACTTGCCGAAGAAGTTCCTCGTGTACAACAGGGATAACATAAACGATTACCTCGATATATTCACGCTCGTTCAGGTCGGCAAGTTCAGGTGCAACAGCATAAACGTGGATACTTTCAGCAACGTGGTGTGCAACATGGCTTTCGAGTTGTTCAACCCCGAGTACGTCAGGATAGTGCTCGAGCTTAACAACCAGGGTGTCCTCGTGAGGGACAGGTTGGAGAGGCACGAGCATTTCTGGACAGGCATGCTGGTGTACAGCTTGCCAAACGAATCGTCGACGCAGTACGAACCGGGTGTCGATTTATCCTCGAGGAAGAAGAAGGTGCATTACTGCGAGAAGTTCCAGTACCTCGCGTCTGTCGACAGGATAGTGCCGACGTGTAACCAGACGTTCATGGAGTTGTCGAACTTCGGTTCTAACCCAGAGAGGACGACGTACAGGTGCCAGAACGGGCACGATGACTTGGCGATGTCTTGCATACACGCTTCCGCCTTCTTCGAGTCGCCGCAGTACACTGAGATTTGCGGCGAGCTGTACGAGACCGTGGTCATCAAGGACGATGATTACATAAAAACGCTGGAGGTAGACGTCATTGAGTACAACAGGGACAGGCTCGGGGATAGGGGTGGTTTCGATATAAATGATATAGTTAATTTTTATTGATAATCGTGTTGGTATAATTTTTTTAGTATATTTGTCGTGTTAAAAAATAACGTTGTTCGATGGAAGGTGTGGTTATAGACAGTGAGAGTTCGTTTATAGGCAATATTGGCAAGAAAGCAGAGCCACGTGCCGTTGTTCCACCAAAAGGTGTGGATATTAGTAAAGAACCCATGTCATGGGATAAGATACATTCTAGGATGGGCGTGTTCAAGTATGTTTCGCCCACGTACTGGATCGACACGGTGTATAATGTCGTGCTTGAATTGTCCAATATGTTTTATTTCGGTCGGAAGATAAAGCACGCGTCTGAAAATGGTGTATTGTCGAGGTTGAAGATGAACAATTCGAGCAACGAGATGTATTATGTCGTGAACATGCCAGCCGAGACTCTTATGTTGCCCGAGAAGGATATGCAACAGACGGAAAAGTTTGTCTTGTCTAACGAGTTGCTTAAAGTCGAGAACCACATGGCGGATATAGGCTTGTACGGCTTGTTTAAGTTCAAGGTCGAGAGATTACAGAACACTGATTATTACGCGTACCTCGTGTCTGTTATCTTCAACGCGAAGTATATCAACAGGGGGAATCTTATTTATATATTCGCTTACATTATATGTTTGGTATCGTTGTTCGGTGTTTTATGTATTTAATAATTTTTTTTATTTTTTTTAATATATGAGGCAGTTAGCTACTATTCAAGAGGTTAGGAATGTGAGGGATATATTTGGTTCCGATAGAATTCAATCGTGTAATATCAAAGGTTGGAGTCTTGTTGTCAAGAAAGACGAGTTCAATGATGGTGATAAATGCGTTTACGTCGAGATTGACAGTATCCTGCCTGATAAACCGGAGTTTGAGTTCATGCGGGCGCATAAATTCATAGTCAAGACGGTAAAGATGCGCGGTAAGGTGAGTCAGGGTATTTGTTTCCCGTTGTCGATACTACCTGCTGGCAAGTACGAGATTGGTGATGACGTTACGTCTATAATTGGTATTACTAAATATTATCCTGAAGGTGAAGATGATGAATCTATTGTTTCTGGTGTTAGAAAGAATAAGTTTCTGCGGTTCATAGACAGTGTTGTGTATACGTTCTTGCCTTATAAGAAGGTCAGCACTGCGCTGCCTAGTTTCATGTTGAAAACTGACATCGAGCGTTTGCAAAATATACCAGATGTGTTGCAGAAATGCAACGGTGTTGTTTTCCATGTTACTGAAAAACTAGATGGTAAATCTGCGACATTTTTTGCAGATAGAATGCCTAGACGTTTGGGGGTATTTGATAATTTTGATATCGGTGTTTGTTCTAAGAGTTGTAGGTTGCCACGTTCGTATAAGTCAGAGTACTGGTCTATGTACAAGAAGTACAACATCAAGAAGATGTTGAAATGTATAGCTAACGAGATGGATGTTGATGTCGTCGTTATACAGGGTGAGATTGTCGGGCAGAATATACAAGGCAACAAGTACATGCTTGACGGCATGGAATTCAACGTGTTCAACATAATAGCTGATGGTGAGAAGATGCCGACGAATGTTGCGCGTGGCATGTGCGAGATGTTCGGTGTTAATCACGTTCCGATCTTGTCTATGGATTTCAAGTTGCCGCCGACGGTCGAGGAGATGATCGTGTACTCTAAAGGTGAGAGTGTGTACAGGAAAGGTGTTATTCGTGAGGGAATTGTCGTTAGGAATTACGAAGAGGACATCAGTTTCAAGGTTATAAACCCTGACTTCTTGTTGAAAAACGACTAGTGAAAAAAAAATGTGATTTGAAACAACCGGTTCAACCGACCGGTTGTTTCCTTGTATAAATAATAATACTGGTTGGTTACTCTTTAAAAAAAAATGTATGTATGAAATTTGATGTGATGAAGTTACTGTACGTAATACTTGGTGTATCGCTGTTCTCTTTCTTGACTAACACGTGTTCTAACAGTTCGCAATCTAAGAGATTGAAAGAGTTGGAAGTGAAGCTTGCGAGGTTGGATAGTTCTGGCAATAATAATACCGTTGAGCTTGGTAAGCATATCGACGGTAAATTCAACGATTTACAACGTAACACCGAATTGATGATACAGAACGCCATGTTGAAGAAAGATAACGAGCGTAAGAACACGCCGATAAACATAAAGGTAGAGGCGGTAACTAAACAAAACGACGTGAAGTAATGAGCAGGACGGACAAGATATTCTTTTACTTGCTGCTGTTGGTACCGTTCGTATCATCGGTGCTTTCGACTATACACATCATAGATTTCGTGCGTCTGGGTAACATTATTGGCATGTCGTTCGCTGTTGCCATAACGTTCGAGGTGAGTTCAGTTATTTCTTTCGCGGCTACTGGTGGTAGTGTGTTGAAGCATGTTAACAAGGGGTGGCTGTATTTCATATTCTGTATGTTGTTCATATTGCAGGTCATAGGTAACATTTATTCAGGGTTCAGCTATATGAACTACATGCTCGTATCTGATCCAACGTGGTTGAATAACGTTATAGAGATGACTATGGGTTATTTCACTACCACGGAGGTTAAGATTATACTCGCTACTTGTATAGGTCTTCCGCTACCTGTTATATCTTTGATAATGTTGAAGTTCGCCATAGATAAGGCGAGTGTCGCCGCGTTTATGAGTGGTGGTAAAGATGATGTTAAGAAAGACGAGACTGGTGACATATTCGGTGAACCAGTTAAAGAAGAAGTGCGTGATGTTATAGATGATGTGAAACAGATTGTTGAACCAGTGTCTGTTAATACAGTTGACGATGTACAACCCGTGGTTGACGATGTACAACCT